GCACAATGCTAGAACCCTAGATCTCTATGAGCACACGTAAGGGTATCGATACCGTCTAGCACAGTAGCGGGTGCAATGGCTGCCCGTCCATATTCTAAAATGAAAATTGTACCACTATTATAAGTAACTTTATATGTTAACAGAGGATTATCGTCGTTTAAATAACTGTCGGAAAAAAATTAAACGCTAACTCTCGCTCCCATCATTGACATTTGATTTGCAAATGCCTTATCCGCCATTCTATGTTGTTGTAAGAATGCGTTGTGTTGCATCTCTAACTGATGCGTCTGAGACATGATATCACGCTGGACATTAAATCCATGCATTTTATCAGCCATTCCTCTCAAATGCGCTTGCTGATCATCTTGCATAGCACTTTCGTGCTTGAATTGATTTTCCTGCATTTTAAGTTGTTGTTTGTTTTGGCTATGTTGTCCAATGGCACTCCCAATGCCTTGCATTACACCACCTGCCATCATCATGCCAAGAGCAGCACGGCTCTCTACTGGCAAGGCAATTGCCCGTCTCAACTCATGGAGACTCAACTGACTAGTTCCCGATGACAGAGTTGCATCAATAACTCTAGGAGTCCATCCGTTAGCCATATCCACTGATCCAATTCCTGACGCTCCACCAACTCGAACGTTGGTGATTATAGCCTGATTGACTGTCGTATTGTAGACATAATACGGTTTGGTGACTGGTGCATTAGCATAAGTAATTCCTGTTCGTGGATTGAATGCAAATGGTGCAATAATTCTACCATTAAGTTGATCTTGAATCAATCCACTTAGGATAAAATTACCATTTATATCCACGTTCAATTCTTTGCAAATTCTATACATCTCCCGGACCCAATCAGTATCCTGTGGGACAGTTCCATTTGTGATAAGTGGCGTGTCGGAAACGTTCTTCGGTGGTTGTCTCCTCACAACCAATGAGCACATACCAGTTGGAACACTTGTTCCAACGACGGCGATCTTATTCTCGAAATTGACATCTTTTGGTGCTAATGATGTATATGCAATTTTGTTGTCAGTATCATCCCACTCATCACTGGTGAGAAATGCGAGATAGTGCCGAATCAAAAAATTAGTGCTCATCGTATCAATGTAAGTTACATTACTGATATCCTCAATGAACAATGGGGCTGGAAAGACTCCAGAATTAGATTCCTTGAAATTTTGGAATACATTGATAGTGGCATTAAAAATGCCCTGTCGTAGCAAAGGTTGATCTTCACATCCGATGTTCTCACCAGCAACAAAGTCATATCCACCCCACCTTCCAAGCCACAAATTGTGTTCGGCTTGTTCCTGCTCGACAGTATGGTATTCACGTTCAGTGATGAACTTCCTAGTTTCCTCATGAGGACCAAAAACCTCATGGAAAATCGCTATTGCTTTGGCTTCTAGTGGTATTGGCATCCCTGCAAACGTGTTGTGGGTTGAAACATCAATTTTCATGATGCTCCCCGTCATTGGAATAAGCGCAGCTCTATCTGGTGTTGGTCTATCTGAAAAAGGCAACAATGTTGTCTCAAACAAATGCTGCCACACATAACCATCTTGCAGAACTTGCTTCCTACCATCAATAGTCAAAAAGACTTCTTCATCCGGTCGCGAATGTAACATACTCTCAATAGTAGCACCAATAGTTGTTGTTTGTGCTGTTATACTCTTCATAGGGAATGGTATTGCTTCTTCACGAAAATCTTGCACCCAATATGGATTTGAATGAGCTGGTCCAAGCAATGGATGCGCATAGACTGAAATTGCAGCCAGAGTACTAGCCTCAGGAAAAGTTGGTTTAAATTCAGTCCAAACAGCGATTCCTATACCAAGTTCACCATTTCCACCTGGTCTTGACAATGGTGCAACATAGGACGTTGCCGTTCTAGGTAGATCAATGGAAATTTCCTCAAAGTCTGGTGTGTTACACTTGATAATTACATGCCGAAATTGCTGTATTTCAGCAAAAGTAACACTTGGTTTTGCAAGTACTTGTTCTTCAGCCAAAAAAATGGCTATACTCCCTTTTCCTGTTGGCAACATTTCAATCGTGAACTTATAGCGCACTGTACCAGCCGAAAACAAATGCAATCCGTTGAACAACTGCAAGGCGGGAGGAAAATCTTTCCCCCACAAAAAGGTATCCAGCATAGTTCCTGGCGCTACAGCACCATCCACATCTGTTTTCCTAACAAAACGTGGAATGCTCAAATGATCCATCAAATTAAGCCTTGGTCCAAGTACTCCACTCACATTCGGCAAACCACTATTTATCTCCATCACTGGTTGATGTGGCATTATTCCTGTACCCATCATCACTTGTGGTGATGCGGGAATTGTTGGTTCCGATATTGTCGCACCTTGTAGCATTTTAGGTTGCAAGCCTGATTGAGCATTTCTGCTATTCTCAGCCACGCCAACCATTGATCCAACGTCAATTGCTGGATCAGATCTTGCTTGCACTTCAATAGGCACTGTGTATGAGTACATGCCCCATACATCTTTTGGCAACTTGACGTCCCCATAATCACGTCGGTTAATAACCAACGTGTCAACCTCCTCTTCTAAAGTACAGCAGTTGTAGTGTTTGTCCTTGATAAAGACGATGGAATATGTCTTTCCTGGTGTTAAATTGCCATGCCTGAGGCATTCTTGCCAATCCATTCCAATGTTTCTATCACAACAAGAACGTGCTTGCACTCTAATAGCTGCTTGCACATACTCCTTTCCATTACGGACATATAATGGTCGAAAATTTTGTGGTCTCCCACCATTGATTTTAATCGTCTGAATTCCTATTTCGCAACATCTTTTTGATGTTCCGCCTCTTGCTGACTCAATCGGTTCAAAAACAATCTCATAAATTCCCCCAGATACGAGGGACTTGTGCGTTAAACACGTCTCCCATGTTTGTGAAACGTCTTTAGTCGTAACATCTGGATGTGCTTTACACAACCAGAGCCACAAACTCCGATATGCGATGTTCTTTGCGTCAGTTTTCTTCTCGGCAACATAAATGATTGGGTACTCCAAATCACCACCTTCCAGGGTTACTGCTGTATACTGCCAGTATTTTGTTCCAGCTGGAAAGGACCTCTCAGTTACTCTAGGCACATTTGGATGTTTATCATACCACTCCTTGCACATTACCACGTACTCACTTGGAGAACTTGGAACTGCTCCCTTACACATGTACTCACTTTGAACACTCGTGCTTGCTTGTGGATTCATTCTTGATTGCACTGATACGACTTCAGAAAATTTAGGCTTTTCTTCTTCTTTGAAATTTTCCTCCTTGAAAACTTCTTCTATTAGATTTTGTTCTTTGATGTTCAAACCGTCAATATCACAAAAATCTTGTTCAAAATTTTGGTTCCCCACACCAAAAAGTGGGGTCATTTTGAGGGCTCCTCCTCTAATTACACTCGCTAACGATCGTCGCAAATGTGAATACGGGGGGATACTCATTTTATTTCGCACTTCAATTGACATCATCTTTGGCAAATTATTAATAATTGTTTGCACGTCATCCGAAACCAATTTATACATTCGTTTGTCATGTGATGCAGCACACAAAAGTGCAGATTCTAGGTTATGAGTTATGTCATCGACATTGTAGCTCCGAACCCAGTGAAGAACCTTAGTGAAAGATTCCAGTTTAAGTCCAGCAAAGCACAAATTAGTGCTTTGATCGAGCTCTAATGATCTTGAAATGAACTGAACATTATCAGTTCCTGAAATCTTATCTGCCCTAGTTATGGTCATACCCATCAACTTAGCGCCATCAACTAAGTCTTCAAAAGATATTTCTAAGCTCTTGCAAATCTTAATGACTGCATCATCACCATATGTTTTAATTATAATCTTCTTGAGCAATATTTGATCAGTTGGAAATTCTTTAAGCACTTTCCTGACTTGTTCTTCACGAGTCATGTGCTCACAATTACTCAAAATTTTCCTAATTAGGCTTCGAATTATACTTAAGATTAAGCAACTCCAATTACTGAAGCAATCCAACAGAGTTGTCAACCACTCTCCGCTAAATACTCCAGTGCCTTTCTTTGTCTGCATAATTACTCCATCAAAAGAGATAAAGCTATATGCATGAGACTTGGCCATAGTACTATAGAATTGCTTCATGTCAACTCCAGGGATTGGTTCCATGCATTCACTAACAATATTGTAAAACAATTCTCTACACCAATATGGAACAGACTTGTCGAAACGCTTATAATCAATCGCAATTAACTCACCATCAACTTGTTGTAATTGTTTAACGAGGGGTGTGAACTCAGTGATTGGGTCCATACCTTTTTGCGATGAAACTTGTGCGCGATCTTTTTGCATCTCAGCACTATAAGTGCCAAACCATCGTTTTTGTTGAATTAGGTGGTGCATATCCATGGCTGCAAATGCTCGAGTTCCACAAGCATCAGCCTTTTCTTTTGGTAAAATCTCAACTTTTTTCGAACACTTATAAATTCCACCATACGGTTGACCACGCATACAGTGTTCGTCTGCCTCATTTGCAATCGCAAAAATGCGCTTTCCATACTCAGTATCTGCAGTCCAATTTTGGACTTGACCAGGCTCTGCAGTGTTTCTAAAGAAATCTCCCTTGGACTTGATTTTCTTTGCATCAATTGCTTTTCCAATATTTCCAGATGATTTTGTCATATCCATAGCTTTAACAACTCCAAAATTTGGAGAATTTGGATTCCGTTCACCGTTAAGGATTTGAGCATCACTCATTGGCTTCAATTTTGAGTATCTGCACCAAAATCTCTTTGCCAATTTGTTAAGCAACATCTTTTCCAATTTGTTAGGATTTGGATCTTCAGGGAGATTTTCCGCATACTTATCAACTTGAGTAAATAAAATATTTGGTACCCCATTTACATCACATTTCAATTCACTAACATTCATTCCTTTTGTTATAGATTGTGGGGCTGGCTTAGTCAAAAGAGGCAAATTCATTTTAGTTCGATCTAGTGGAAGTAGGCAATGAAATTCTTTTTTCTCACGAGTATAATCTAAAAATTCAGGGCAAAAACCATGAATAATATTATGTTTACTCTCAAATTTTGCTTCTTTCTTGTTTCTAAGAATTCTCATTTCCTCTTCTGGATAGAGCATAGCAACATTTTGAAGATTGTAACCTTCAGTTGCTGCCATAGCCGTAACTGGTGTTAACAGTTGGACCTCTTTAAGCGTTACGCTTGTATAGAAATCTGCTATAGAATTACCAGCAATATATAAACCGCCAATTTTAAACGAAGCATTAGAATCGCGCAAGATGAGTGGCAATCCACAATCACCTACACCCATATTCATTGGCGATGTTTGATATTCTGGTGAACATGCATAAACTGAGGCAGACGGTCTAAAAAATGGGTTAGATTCGTCAGTTAAAGGCGCATTTTCAACAAAGCGAATACTCTTTGTTGTCGACATCATTGGTAAACCCCTCCTGGAGTACTTACACGCAACTGCTTCTACTTCCTCGGTAACTGGATCTCTGAGTATATGTTTTCTAATGTCTCTGAAAGGAGGTGCGCGCTTATCAATTTCAACTAAGCATAAGTCGTGACGGCGACTCAAAGCAATCACTGACCCAGTATAAATACTTGCTCCTTTTCCATCTGGAGTATCCATAGATACCTCGACAGGCGCTCCAACACCTGCCGCAATATGCCCAACTGTCATTACAGTATGACCATGCAATCCAATACCATGAACTCCGCCTGTTGATATAACTAGAACAGCATTTTTATTTATAGTCTCCAAAAAATTAGTTAATGCAGTGTCAGTTGCCTTAAAAGGTAGCACATTGCCAATTGCCCTGGCCTGGACTTCTTGGCACTTCTTACACAACATTGCATGTTCTTTCTTTGGAGCATGTGTGTGTTGAAACAATGTCTTACACTGATCACAGTAGTGTTTATGTCTTGAAGCACTTTTCAGTGGGCAATCAGGATGCTCTTTCGTTTGTGGCTTTTCAACGATCTCGATGTTATAAGCATCTACTGAATAATACCCATCATCTTCATACTTAGACAAATAGTTGTTCACCATTGGATTATCCCAATGGCTCATTTCCGCTTTCTTATTTCGGATTGCTTTACGACCCATTTCAGTGCTTGCCATATCACGTACGAAAGCTTCATCATCATACGATCTCTCATTACTGTCAATTTCACGCATCTTTTGCTTCCACAACTCATACATTTCTGGACTCATCCATCTACGTCTGGAAGTACAAGCATTCATAGTGTCACATACCAAATCGATATCAGTCAATTCATCTTCCAATCGTTGTCCTGGTTCAATTTTGATTGTCATTGTATTTTGCTTGCAGATAAAACCAATAAGTAAAGAAAAAAGGATACAACATGCAATTAGAACTGATAGCAAAAGCCAATGGTCTTGAATCCAAACCCAAGTTTTTGCATACCAGGGAACAGAAATTCTTGCTTCACGAATTCTAATAAAAGCTGCCAATCTCGATTGTGGATTATCAACCACATACGCTTCAACGGCATCTTTGTATAAGCACTTCAAAGTCATTGTTTGCAACCACTGAATTTCGGATGGTGTTACCATTTGGTTTGCGGCACTTGCGACATCAAGAAATTGTTCATACTCTTCACCTTCAAGTTCCCATTCAATATGTACAACATCATCTGTGTTAGTAATCTTAATTGGTTGATCTTCAAAACTGATTCCACTATATTCTCGACCTCTAAAATAGATATTTTGATTAGTGTCAAGAATGCTAACTTTGACATTTAGAGTTGGATCATTCCGCAAAACAACCGCCATTAGGCCTTGACAAACGTCTCTAACGTGCATATTTGGATGCGGCATAGTAAAATCTTCAGGCACCACATAAAACTTAGTCATAGCTTCAGGCGATACTTCAAATCTCACACCATGCCATCCATTAACAGATTGAAATGCTGTCATGATCGACATCGCACCCTGTAGGCAATTTACCAATTCACGAATATTAGGTGTTGTTATCCTAATATCAGTCTTTATTCCGCTCAAGTCATGATCACTTTTAATCAAAGTTGTATCATTACGCTTGTAGTACTCCACAAAGTCTTGCAAGCTATCTAATATTGCTTCTGGTGTTGATGCTAATTTATCGAGTCCATTTTTAACCACAGATATTGTTGATTCAAACGTAAAGCAAACACTTGAGTTGTTAGGAACTGGTACACTATCGTATCCAACATAACCTGGCAATCCAATACGCCTAGCTAAGCCTTGTTTTGCGCCAGAGAAGTTCACATTCCAATAGTGTTTCGATTGGGGTGGCACGTCTTTACACAGCCCTAAAGCTGCTCCAGCCCCCATCAATCTTCCAGTCATACTTTTCTTTAATGTAAAGACTTGATTGGTGCACAATATTAAAATGGAATCCTTATGTAATGAACTAATCCACTTCATATACTCGAATTCATCAGCTTCCGTCATAATTTTATCGTCAATTACATAAATTTTGGGTGAGACTAATGCTGTCTGTTCATCAAAGGTGAATACATCTTTAATTGGAAGCTTAAGTAATTGGGATAGCCTAAAACCGACAAGTCTCGCCATTCGTGTCTTACCGACACCTGGTGGGCCTTGAAACCTCAAAATTTTAAAAATTTGATCTTCACGAGCAACAACAAGCTCTTGGACAGCTGCAGTCAATTCATTGATTCGAACCTCATGCTCATGTCTTACATCTGGTGGTAAAGTCTGGTACTTTGCTAAACGCCGCAATTTTTGGAGAAATGACAATTCTTTTACTTGGGCCTGCTTGGTTATTTTTGTGACCAATTCTTCAAAAGTAAGTATTTCGCCTTGGTCACCAGCACCATATGGTAATTGCATTTTTTCAATAGTTAGATGACTAAAATCCTCTCTTCTATGATTGAATACCTCTTCACGAGGATTTTCCGAATTCTCGACAACAGGGTCCGAAATTCTAAACCATAAAAGACGAGTCATAACAGCATGCCTAGTATCTCTAACAAAATGATCAAGATCAGCTTCAGTTAAAGGCTGATGATTTGTTGTTAGATATCCAATTTTCGATGTCAAATAAGAGTTCTTTGTTTCCAAATGTGCTCCAGCAATATTCCATGGATTTGAACTAAAAACCTGATTCATGACTTCAATCATGGGATCTTTTGCCAATGATCTAAGTTGGCAAAAGTCTTCAAATCTAAATGCAGTTTCACCACCAAACACAGTATTATGTTTCGCGTCTGGCCGATAGTCATATATACCACTATTAGGCCATCTCATATTTGCAGCAACTCTCTCATGTAGAGCGCTCAATAAAGATGTTTTTCCAAGAGCCGGTGGACCTGACAAAACAACCCCAACCGGATCAACTCTATCTTTACTATCCATAACAGCTTCAACGAGTTGAACTCGTGAATTGATAGTGTTAAGCTGCATATTTACTTGCATACACAATGATGTTATGGCAGGCGATATCTTAGGATCTTTCTTGATTTTGCTCATAATGTCAATGGCTCTATTTGAAATATTCTTAGCAGTGTGGCACAAATTCACATCTGCCAACATCGCAGTCATTGGTGTTTGTTCGATCTTAGCGCAATCAAGCGCCAAATTCTGCAATTGCATAAGATGTATTTCATTAGGAGAAACCATATTGTCCTTAATCTGGTCAATAATGGACTTGGTCATTTCCTTGACGTCTCCAGTTAAAACTTTCGCGTCACGCATATTATTTGCTTTTTCATGCATCCATTTATTGTCAATGCAACCAGTCATAAGCATAGCACTCATAAACCAAGTCGACACTGATGATACGATGGTCGGCATTATATCCATCCACGATCTTGCTTCAACTTGAAAAATAGGGATAGTCGCATGGCAACCACAATCCAAAAGTTGATATTGAACATTGTTGGTTGTTATTTTTTCGAATTTAGGGTTGGATATTCCAAATCTACCAGTTTCAGTGTGTTCACATCCCTCATAACATGGCATTTTAATTACACGCCATGCTTGACCACATTGATGAAATAAGTGATCATAAGGGATAGCATGAGGTCCCATAAAATCCTTCATAATCGTCGCGATTTCTCTGTCATCACCACACAACCAGAGCCAAAGTGCATATACATGCGAACCAATGGTACTAATGTGTTTGGCGAGAAATAGGGTTAATGATGTCGATATAGTTATTAGATTAATGGCAAAAAGCCAACCTCTAGCTTTCCCTTGGGTGTTACGAAAGGAAATAATGGCTGTTATCAGATGACACAAAAGTGTCGCAACATGAATCCAATCGCTATAAGCAACTACGGTTTTAAGCCACGGAACTTTAGTGTCGATAAAAGACGATATGATCGTCTCCAATCCTTCAATTATTCCCATCCTCGATTCAACAAGGCCAAAAGTGTTATAGTACAAACAACGCTCAAATGGTGAGGTGTTGATTGGAAAAGAACACTTCTGTTCATGATTTGGTTTCGTTTTCTTCTTCTCTCTTGCGCTCTCGTGATGTAAGGTCGTATGACGACGCTTGACGCTCTTGATAGATGTTGCTACAGAAGTTTTTCCTGATGCAGGAACTTCAACTCTAGTACGTACAAACTCACAAACCTCAAAGACCCTTCCACAATTATCTTTCGTGGTTGGGCCTGGGTTATTCCATTGACGATAACCTGTTATCACAGGCTTTTGTTGTTCAATGCTCCTCCAATAGAACTCGATATCTCGAGAGTTCTCGCAGTCCTTCGATCTGCAAAAGAAACTTGAGATGCTCAAGTCTTTCAGATCATCCTCTGAGTGCACCACATAGTGGTCACACTCCTTCATTGCTCCGATACGAAGCAAATCTCCGATGGTCTTCTTAAATCTTCTCGTATAACAAGAAGAACTTTCTTCTTCTCCTCTTTGAACGATACGCTCAAAAACTTCTACGTCCCCGATACGGGAACACAAAGGGCTATAAGCCGGGAAAGAAAACATTTTGTTCACAGTTAAT